GGACAACGACTGGTCAAGCACCCACAGACCATTTGGTGCGGCTGCGTGCCAGGCGTGGAGCGAAAAGGGCAGGTTCTTGATCTCGGCATCGGACAGCGCGCGCCCCCAGACGCCGGCCACCGCGATATCTCCGTCGAACGCCGACGAGATACCCTGGCCAATCTGGAGCGACGTTCCGCCCGTCCAGTTCCCCATCGCGGAGATGCTGCCGGTCGACCACGCATCCGTGGCAAAGAGATATTTCTGCACGTTGATGGCCGCCGAGCCGGTCGCTTTCGACCACGTTACCAGCGCCCAACCGTCGGCAGTTTTCAAGCTGACCGCCGAAGACCCGTCTCCGGGACCGCCCTCAAATGCGAGATTATCAGAACCATCGAACGTGACAGAGGCCCGAGGCGTCCCGCCGGTCCAGATCGTCATGAGGCTCGTCCAGCTACTCCCGCCGGAATCGGAGCCGCGACGCACGATGAGGCCGAATGTGCCGAACGTTATGCCGGCAGCCGTGCCGGGGCTGAGCGTCACGACATCTGAGCCCGCTGCGAACGCCCTGGCCATCAGGCCCTCATCAGGTAGTCGTGTAACTCAGGCGCACGCTGACGACCTCGCAGTCGCCCGTCGCGTCATCAGTGCCGGTCGTGGCGTTGGCGTCCCTTCTGAGCTGCACGACGACGAAGTCCCCGGCTGCGAGCGAGTCGGCGTTGGTCAGCGTGATCGAGAAGCCGCCAACCTTGCCGGCCGTCGTAGCGGGCACCGTGTCGCCGACGCTATTGGTCGTGGCGAAGGCTTTGGCGTCGGCGTCGGTGGTGTCGCCGTCCGTGATGGCAGCGAGTCGCCCCTCGAACCTGACGGCGCCGGTCGTCGCGCTTGCCATCTTATAGAGGACGTCCAGAATAGGGCCAGAGGCGTAGTCGCCCGGCATCTGGAACGCCCACATCATCGACTCGTCGTTGGTCGCGTCGAAAGCGGCCTGGAGAAAGTACGGCGGCGTGTTGGTGGCCGAGGCCGTATCGGACGACTTCACCCGCTGAATGGCCGGCCCTAAATTTGAGGCGCTGCCGTCGGGGAGGATCGCTGCCCCGATTCCCAGGTTGATGTAGCCGGTTGCCATCAGTCCCCTCCGTCGATCAGGTTGAAGCCATGACGCCGGGCGATGACGTAGGCCAGGAGCAGCGCCTTCTGACCAGCCGTTGAGGCCGTGCGAAAGGCGACCGGCAGGGCGCCGTTGTACTCGGCAGCGTTCGCCTCGGCCCAGTCGTCAGCAGAGGCTGCCGCCGCGATGAGATCCGGCTTCGTGAACGTACACGACCCGAGGTTCGGGTCACGCTGAAACCAGCGTGCAACCCTGGCCCGCTCGGCTGCAGAGAGGACTGCCATAAGTCAGCCCTCCAGGCTACGCAAGCCCCTGCTGGGTGTAGGTGAGGGACGACACGGCGATCGTGCCGCCGGTGGTGATCGCGGTTGACGACAGGTTCAGGTCGCAGCCGGACGTCCCGACCTCGCCCTGGATGATGACCGTGCCGGCGGCGTTCGTGATTCGGAAAAACGTCGCGGTAGCGGTCGCGTCGGCGCTGGTGTCGCTTGTAATGGCCGATGCAGTTGCCACGCCAGCGGCAGCGGCGCCGAAGGCCGGGTTTGAGAACGTCAGCGTGCCCAGCAAGGTCGCGCCGCCGAGCGCGGCGTTGGCGTTGGTGGGGACGGTGCCGGCGTAGATCTTGAGCAGGCCGGGCGGGGTGCCGGCGTCGATCAGGTCGACGACCGCATCACAGGCGGCGTTGGCGGCAGCGGTGGTAATGCTCGGGTCGAGGGCCACGGTGTCTCTCCTTTACGCTGAGCGCGTCAGCTCTGATGCGTCGGTGATCGGCGCGAATGCTCGCAGGCAGCGAGGATGCTGGAGCGTCGGCGGCACCTGGTCGAGGCTGAACACGCGGCCGTTCATGGCAACACACGCGGCGTCGTAGTCGCCGTCGAAGACTCGGACGCCGGCGACCACTCCAGACCGCCGGTAGTTGACCAGAGCCGCAGTGTTCGTGCTATGGCCCAGTTCCGTGCGGCTGACGGTGATAGCACGAGCACGGCCAAAGGCCGGGAGCTGTTGGAGTCGAGCGGCAAGCTGCGGGATGCCCTCTCCCACCTGCTGACCCTCAATGAGCGCCACCCGGACGGCATCGCGGGTCGTTTCGGTGATGCCGACGATGTTGCCGCCGGCCGAGCGGAGGTACTCGCGGGTGGCGGCGTCGTCGAGGTCGAACTGGATACCCAGTTCTGCCACCACGAGTCTTGACACGTCGTCGAGCAGTGACACCTGGAGCGGAGTAAGCACCTCTCCGAGTAGAACGGCTTCACCTTCGGCGACCAGAGCCTCCGCCGTATCGGCTCCCGCCCTGAGCTTCGCATTGACCCTCCTCAGTTGCGCGGTCAGAAAGTCCTCGATCTCGGACTGCCAGGTCGAGTCCAAGTCGTCTTTCAGCCCTGAGAACAGGCCGGGCAGGTCGTCGGGCGCCTTGATCTCACGGTGCGGCAGGGTGAGGATGCGCGGCCGGCTCCGCGCTTCCGGCCTCCCCACCGGAAGCGCGGAAGCCGGTGCGTCTGCCGGGGGCGACGGAGCGCGAGGCTCCCGGCCGATCTCAGCACGCGCCTCGTTGACATCGAGGATGCCGGCCGCGACGTAGGCAGCCAGCCTGGTCGCCTTCTTGTCCTCGTCGTCGCCGAGAGCCCGCACGTCGTCGACGTCGAAGTCCACAGCCACGCTCTTCTCGTTCATGAAGTCGGGCAGCAGGCTGAGCGTGATGGTCGCGGCGATCGACCGCCAAGACGGAATCAGCGTCATCTCCGTGAAGGCCTCACGAGCCTCTGAAAAGTTGGAGTAGGTGCTGCGGTCCAGCCCCGCCCCTAAACCCGCCACAATCGCAGGAACGCCCAACACGGCGGCTATGCGTTCCTCTGGCACCCTGTGCAGAACCTTGAGGTCCATCTGTTCGGGGCTGAAACCGTGTTGCACGAGCTTGGCGCCCGGCGACAGGACGGAGACGGCGCCGACGTTGTCACCGGAGTAGGCCGATTGAATGCGGGCCTTCATCTCGTCGGCGGTCGCCCGATCAATCGGCCCCATCTCTTTGTCGAACTCCATGCTCAGGCCGTTGATGGCAAGGTTCGCCAGCAGCCGGTCGGCATAGCGGGTGGCCTGGTCGTCGGATGAGACCTCGCGGGCGAGGCGCTTCAGGGGCGCACATCCCAGCCGATGATCCTTATCGTCAAGCCCGGCCTTGAAGTGCATAACGTTCTCAACGGGGATGTCCTCGTGGACACCGGGCCGGATGTAGTAGCGGTAGAAGCTGATGAAGTCGCCGGAGTCGCGGATGGTTCTGGGCTCAAGCCTGCTGGGGCTGATCGGCCACAGTTCGACCACGTTGCCGGTGTCCGGGTTGCCGGCCCGCATCTTCCGCCAGTACGCATTGCCATCCACCTTGAGGCAGTTGCTCAAGTACCAGAGCAAGGTGTCCAGGGTCATGTGCGGGTTGGGGCGCTTGAGCAGGTCGGTGATCGGGGCGTTATCGACCTCGACCCGCTCGCCGGCTGCCACTCGGTAGACCTTCAGCTCGGGCTCGGCCAGGGCGGTCGCTATGACCTGGAGGCAGGCGAACACCGCGCTGTTGGCGGCAGATCCAGAGACGCCGGCCAGCAGGTCGGTTGCACCCGGGCCGTGTACCAGCGGGGTGACGATGACAGCGCGGTAGTCGTCGATCGTCCAGGATGCTTTCGTCTCGGCGACGGGGGATGGAAGCTGATCCCAGCCTCTCGCCTTGCCGGCTGGATGGAGCAGGAAGTCAAGAAATCCCATCGCCGCCCTCCCGTTCCACTGCCTTCATATGCTCTTCAAACTCTGCTGCCGTCATCGCGCTTGCCTGCCACGATCCGCGCAGGGTGTCTATGACGCAGGCAACCTCGTCGTCCGACATCCCGGGGAACCGCTCCTTGAGGATGGTGATGGCGAGTTGGGCATCCTTTGCAGCCTTTGCAGCCTTGGAGAACTGCCTGATGGTGTCGGTCGTATCGGCACTCACGGTATCACCCCCTCTCGATTACCAGACGTACGCTTGCCTCGCCGGCTTCTGGACCGTGAACGCGGCGATCGACGCTGCCATCACGCTGTCCTGCACGATGCCGGCATCTGCCCACTCGTAGACGCTCAACTCGCTGGCGAGCTGCGGTTCCTGGTGCTTGAAGCGGCGTTGCTGGATCAGCAGTTGCAACGCCTGGATCGCTTGCACTTTGGTCTTGGCGGTCGTCGTGAACGGGTCGACACGACAGGTCAGGTTCTCAATGACCGGGTCACCGACGCCGTTGGACTCCACGACGTGGCGGCCCTTGAAGGTTCTGGCTCGGGCTTCTATGCGGGCCTGGATGACGGGGTACGGGGCTAAGAACCGCTCGAAGGCGACGACGTGCCATGCGTCGTCACGCTGGCCGAGCGTGATCCCGACCGTGTGGTCCTGTCGCCGGCCGATGTCCCAGGCCGTCACGTACTGGTCGCAGTCGGCCGCACCGTCCCAGTCATCGCCGCACAGGGCGAGGTCGGCAGGGTCGAAGACGGCGTCACCCGAGGTCAGGAAGTCGAGGTCGTATTCCTGAGCGAACGCTTGACGGGTCATGCCGGCTCGGGTGCGCTCGGCCCAGGCGTCGTCATAGCGTGGGCAGTCCGACCAGTGGATGCGGTGTCGCGTCCAGTCGCCACCCTCAACGCCGGACCAGAGGCGGAAGAAGACGTTGTTACGGCCGTTGGCCGTGGACAGCACGGTCAGGTCGCCACCCGTCGAGACCGTGCCGACGATGGACTCGTAGATGAGTCCGTCATAGGCGCAGAACGCGAACTCGTCGAGGTACACCCTCGTCGCCGCGAAGCCTCGGCCAGTGCTGGCCGTAGCAGGTAGGGAGATGATCCTGCTGCCGTTCGGGAAGGCCAGCTCAGACTGCGTTTCGTTGGTCAGTTCGGGTATCTGGCGTAAGCCACTCAGCGTGTGCTGGGCGTAGGTGATGAGAACTCGAGCTGCCTGCTGGTTGCGGCTGACGAACAGGATGGTGCTGTCGGGTCGGGTGATGGCGAGGTGCAGGGCTTCGATGGCGATGACGTTGGACATCCCGGTCTGGCGGGCTTTGAGGACGACGCGGCGCAGGGAGCGATCGTCGAGTAGTCCCCGCTGGTAGGGGTAGGGGGAGAACGGCATGCGGCCTTCGGTGGGGAGGACGATCGTTGCGTTCTGCTCGGCCCACTGGAGCGGCGAGAGCAGGGTCAGGTCGGGGTCGGACTGGTGCCGCTCGGCCTCGGCCTGATCGAGGGCCTGGTAGAGGGCGACCAGCTCGTCAGCAATGATCATGCGGATCGCCGCTTGAGGTCTTCAAACAGGTGGACGACGCGATCAGGGTCGAGGCCCCGCGCCTCGGCGATACGGCGTGCTTCGTCCTCGATGGCGATGGTCTTGACGGGCGAGCCCAGGACGCGGTCGATGCAGTAGACCAGCATTTTGTAGTTGCCATCTCTGGCGAGAGCGATAGCACGGTCAACGAGGTCGGGGAGGGCGTCATGGAGTTTCTGCTGGGCAGTCTGCACCGGCGAGCCGGGCATAGCCGGGTAGGGGCGCGTTCGCTTTCGTCCTGATCCTGGCCTCGCGCCGCCGTGTCCCACGCTCTAAGGCTCCGTTCTTGAAATGTTGAAAACCAAGTGGTCCCATCGTTTCCACCATCTTACTCCGAAAGTGGTCCCACCGGTAGCCCGAGCGCCTGGGCGATGAGTCGGACGGCTGTCCCGTCCTCGATCATGTCTCGGGTGAGCGGCAGCACGCGCCAGCCGAGGGCGGCGCCGATGCTGAGCTTGAGACAATCGCGCTGGATCATGGAGGGTCGGGCGTGTCCGTTCTGGCTCCAGGTGCCGCCTTGAACCTCAACGGCGACCATCTGCTCCGGCCAGCATCGGTCCCAGCGATATTGCCGGCCGGGCACGAAGTGGTACTGGGCTTCGCCGGGCGGGATCCCAGCGTGCTCCAGGCGGTTCAGAAACACGGCCTCTAGCTCAGACTCCACTCCGGCCCCAAAAACGGCTGTAGAGCCCTTGAGCGGCGATTTTGGGGCATCTACGGTGATGCGCGTGCCTGTTCCCAACGGCGTGACGGTGCGTTTGGTGGCTGGGCCGCGAGGTTTACGCATCAGACTGCCTCTCGCCGGCGGTTGGCGGTAGCTGAGACCTCAGCCAGTCGTCGGAAGTCGGACTGCCGCATCTGGGCAGGTTCGAACAGGACGCCGGCCTGCTCGTTGACGAACCGCGTCACCTCGTCGTGCGAGGCGCGGAACCAGCGCCCGTCGCCGTGTCGCTCCATCGTAATCAGGCCGTCGTCTCGCCACTGCGCTACCGTGCGCCACGTGACACCGAACGTCCGCGTGATGTCGGCCTGGGTGTACCAGCCGGTCCTGAGCGATTCGCCAAGCTCGGCCACGCGGTTGCGAATGGAGCTGATGCTGACGTGCAGAGCTCTGGCGATGTACGTGACCGTCTCGCCGTGCTGGAGGCCGCGACGGAGGCGAGCGTCCATCGTTCGGGTCCACAGCCCCTGCGGCCCGGACCGTTTGCGGCTCGCCTTCCTGCCGGCTGCAATGGCGTGGCACCCGCACCCGCACCCGCCGGGCTGATCCAGGCACTTCCAGGCGTTGCTGGTCATTTCACCCTCGGGAGCGCAACCTGATAGGCCGCGTTGATGTCGGAGAGCGCATCGCAGAGGACGCGGTGCGCCTCGTGGCAGCGTTCAGTACAGCGGGCGTGGCCGACCGGGTGTACGCGCTCGTAGGCGGCCC